ATGCTGTCCTCTAATTCATCACCAACACGTCCATCGGCTGGTATGGGGTATTCTTCCTCGTCAATATCAATTGTAATGAACATCTTAACTCTCATCACTTGCCATTACCTCTTCTATCAACTTGTCCAAGTACCACTTGGCTTTCTGCAAATCCTCTAGTGGTTTATCCTTATAATCAAAACGCCATAGATATTTCATTACGTTACCCTGTAGGTAATACTTAAATCCTTTGTCCGTTGCAGCAGAGATAGCATGTATGCACTCTATACCTGTCTGGTTGTAGTGAGGTGGGCTGTTCACCATGTCTACTACTTTTCCTTTTTCTTTTTCTGCCATCAACTTCATGTACTGTTCATGTCTACTCATGCTGAACCTCCTGTCTTTGTGTTAAAGTTTAGGTGTATTACATTACCATCATAGGTCTTTTCTACACCCGCTTCTTCTTCTAGTTCTACATCAATTTCCATTTCTTTGTCAATAACATTTATAACATATTCATGCACTACATCACGTAAATCTGTTACCTCTTCCATCACGGGGACAGCAGCACACATCATCTTAGTAAAGTGCATGACCTTATTATAGTCATCATCATACATTGGGTTGTCAGGCATAGCCATTATGGATATGTCTACCTCTCCTGACCAAGACCCATCGTCATCTGCAAAGGGTCTTACTCGTATCAGGAAATCTTCTTCACTTATTTCTGCCATTAGTTTCTCTATCATTTTCATAGTCATCTCCTTTTCACTTTCGTACCCCCAAACTTAATGAACTTTGGGTGTTTGTTTTTTCCTTTCTCCTTCAACCAATCTTCAGGGATAACCCTGTCATAATATCTGAAGCCATGTTTGATACACCATTCACCGTATGTAGACTTAGCACCCTTACGTAGCTTACGTCTGCTGTTCTCAAATACAAAACGTATATCTAATTTAGGATGCTGTTTCTTTACAGCGATATGTTTACGCCTATCTGCTGCAGTAAACATACCCTTTGTTTCGATTATGATGCCATTGGACAGCACGAAGTCTGGTGTGTATGTTCTGTATGCTAAGTCTTCCCACTCAATCTTCACACCCTCATATAAGAACTTTATCTTTAGTTCTTTAAGGTACTCAGATACTTTGAGTTCAAGACCGCTACGATAACCATACTTTCGTGCTGCCCTAAATTGTTTTGCGTTAGGCACTAGAAGAAACTAGGGCTACTAATACGATAACGATAGCTGCCACCAAGAGCCTTGAGTTCCTCTTGGATAGCTTTGTCAGCTTCATTACGTGCTGCAACAGCATCTCGTAAACCTGCAGTCCTACGCTCACGGTATTCCTTGCGAAGTTCCAGAAGACGTTGTTCTGTAGTTTTGATTTCATCCAGTAAAGCATCAAGTTCCAGTCGTTCATCATCCATTCATGTACTCCTCTTTCAGTTCGACATATGCCACAATGGGCGGGTTCTTTGCCTGTGATTTTACAGCAGGTCTTTCCACAAGAGTAGGGAAACAGCTAAAACGATAAGAACAAAACTTGCACCCATCGTTAAGAACTTTATTACCCGTCTCCTGTCCTCTAAACTTTTCTGGTACTGGTTGAAAGGCTCTTTCAAATTTATTCTCCTTTACTGTTTGTACTGTGGTAGCAATCTTTTCTACCTCTTGTTGTTCATCTAAGCCTGTGGCTGGTACGTACTTAAACTGTCCGTTGGATTTGTTTACAACCCACCAGCCACCTGCTCTCTTGCCTGATGCTCTAGCATAACCAGCTAACTGTGCGACATAACCGAAGCCATCACCGCTGGCAAGACTGTCATAGGACTCAAATTTATTTCGGTATGACCAGTCTGAAGCTGATTTAATATCATCAACTGCGTCATTAATGATAATGTCATAAGAGCCAGAAACGCTATCGTCACCAAGGTCAAGAGTAACTTTGTCCGTATCTTCATACTGCACTCCTGCTTCTTTCAAGATACCCTTGAATACAGCCTCTACTATATCACCTAGCATCATGTTCATTACAAATGTGGTAGGGAAAGGCAACGCAAGTTCAGGTTTATTCTTCTCATACCATAGCTGGCAAGTAGGTCTGCCAACATTAGACATGCGTAGAGTAAACTCATCCCGCTTGTTGCCCCCACCGAACTGGCGTTTCAAAGCTGCGGTTATGTCATCAGCCACACGTTTAATTGTGTCATCCGACATAGTTGTGTTACCTTTAGTTGCCTTGTCCATGTACTGGTGCAACGCCAATTCAGCAGGGTGATTCATTACGCTACCTCTTCTTCTAGTTCTATATCAATCATGCCATCTGTGATAGCGGCATCATCCTCATCGTTGTGGGGGGATGCTTTCTCCGCATAAGCATTAATGATATACTCGTTATAGTTAGATACCCAAGACATGAAGTCGGAGAACTTATCCTGATCTTCTTGTGTAACCTCAACAGTATTCGTTACGTCAAGAGATACCATCGGAAGAAAGAAACTATTTCCGTTAGGAAGTTTACGTTCATCCGTATTCGCAGTAATGATATGCTGAACAGGAAGACGCTTCATCTTATTCAGTTTAGCAAATACATTACCTACCTCTTTAAAGGCATCACGGTTTTCAATCTCCCATATGAACGCTGTCTCAGGGACATTGACCTCATTACCATTGCTATCAGTAGCACCGATAAGTTCAACGGTTCCTAACACAACACGCACTCGCTTAATCTGCCTGATTAATTCCTGCGTATTCTTAGGTAGACCCTGAAAGTCTTGGATGTAACCAGCAGGTTTACCACAGTTAAACCCACCATCGTTATCTTTCAAGTCTATCGTAAGCGTATCAGCCATGACAGTCTTGACATAACGATTAGGTACGTTACCAACACCCTTCACAAAACGCTTATACATGAAGCGTTGCATGTATGGGCGTACCTTTACAGAGGAAGCATAATAGGTTTCTCCGTCAGGAATCTCCATCTTATACTGCCCTGCCTTTACCAACACCTTATCATCACCCAAGATAGGTGAGTGTTGGATTCGCAGACGGGCAAGCGTACTTGCCTTTTGTTTGTTACCGCCTTCATTTGCTATGCCCATAGCCTTTGCCATAGCTGCATAGTTATTCGTATCAATTGTTGTTAGTTCGGACATATATTTAACTCCTTTTTTCTAGTTAGACGCATAGTTATATCAGATAACATCTTTGGTGTCAAGCCAGTTTGGACCTATTTTTGCCTCTAAAAGTAGAGGCACATTAAATACCAAGCCCCATCGTGTAGTGATAAGATTTGGTAGGTCTTCATTGGTTTGGTTTATTACTTCTAATACTTTCCTTTCTTCATTAGGGTGGACATCAATAACAATACTGTCATGTACTGTGTTTACTATACACGACTGCATACCTTTTAGCAACCCATCAATGTGTAATAATGCAATGGGAACTATATCTGCCGTAGCAAAAGACTGCACAGGATAATTCTTTATCTGTGTAAAGTGAGACACACGCCCCGTCACCTTACGTACCACGTCAGGAAAGGCAAACTCTCTACCACTAGGTGTGGTAATCTTCCTTGTAGTTACAGCTTCTTTAGCCAGTCTGGTGTGCCAAGCGGCAACTCCTTTGTATTTGTCGGTGAAGTGGGTGTAGTATTCTGCTTCTGCTTTACTTCTTCCGTATCCTGTGGCTCCGTAGAGTGGTGCGAATGTATGCGCTTTCGCATCCTGCCTACTCGTAGGTTGACCAGCATCACTAATAACTTTAGCGGTGTATGAGTGTACATCAAATCCAGTAGATACTTCTTCAATTGCAACTCCATCTTGTGATAGATAGGCGGCAGTGCGAAACTCAAGCTGCGCAAAGTCAGCTTCCATAATCTTGCCACCATCAAATCGTGACACAAATACTTTCTTCACAGGAAACGTGCCGCCACGTGGCATGTTCTGCATGTTAGGGTCAGCACCAGAGAACCTACCCGTAGCTGTGCGGTGCTGTAGCAACCTCACATGTAGCTTACCATCCTGTTTGGTATGTGTCTCAATACCATCAACAAAAGATGATAGGTATGTATCCACGGCAGACAACCTGCGTACCTTAGATAGAAAGTCTACAGCATCATCCATACCACGTTGCCTAGCGGCAGACTCTAACACCTCTAGGTTTTGTTTAGAGGTAGTAAAGCCATTAGCACTAGCCCACTTGGGTGTGGGTGGCTTAAACTTTAGTCCAGCCAAGTCTTTGCTAGATATATAATGATAACCAAGCCCATCACATGATGTACATTTATTTGTGTTAGCAAAAGGTGTTCCATCTTTCTTTACCTTTCTTATTTTACCAGAGCCATAGCAGGTCTTACACTGCTCTGCTTTTGTTTTATAGATACGTTGTGTACCTGCATTAATAAGATTACGGAACTCATCCGCATCCATGTAGGGGTTGATAGCATTGCCCCAATACTGCTTGTCCAGTACCTTGCGGCTGTAGATAACCCAAGACAACTGCTCTGGACTGTTGAGATTGATAGGTGTATCACCCATCAGGTCATGCACATGCGCTTGCAAGTCAGCCTGAAGCTGTAGCTTTTCTTTCTCAAACTCTTCTCGTACCTCTGTCAGCTTAGATAAGTCAACAGTAAACCCACGCTGGTATATACGTGACAGACACACAGCAACCTGATTTGTCAGGTCTACTGTACCCATTAAACCGCTATCCTCTGGCGTATTTAATCTGTACATTAGCCTATCTGCAAGCTGTTGTGTAGCATGAAGATCAGCAGACAAATACTCTGCCAACTCATCAAGAGGAATGTCTCGTGTACTGTATCCCTTCTGGAAGTATTCCTTCAGAGTATCCTGCTTCTTGGTATACAACTCGTATCGTTCAGCACAAGCCTCAAGCGATAGAGGTTCTTTAATACCACGTTGTAGTACATACTCAACGAGCATAGTATCAAACACAGGCCCATCATACTTAAAGCCTGACTCCCACAGCCACAACAAGTCGTGCGCTGCGTTATGACAGATAAGCACAGTAGCTTCATCAAGAAACCATTGCACACGGTCACTATAATCACGCCTACTTAGATGCCCGTCATGGTCAAACGGGAAGTGCTGCTCCACACCTTGGTCAGTCAGTACACCTACCATAGTCAGTGAGTTCTCTGGCTCAAAGGGGTCAAGGTGCATCTTACCACCACGATGCGTTACAGTATTCTCTACGTCTAATGTTAGTTTCATATAGCGTCTCCTAATTTATCTATCCGTAGATTATAACAATCTGCACGAACTGTAAAGTTATTTGATGGGTCAATGTTACCTTTTTTCATAAAGGTAGCAGCATTAAAGTACGCATCTTTATCTAATACTCCTAAAAACCAGCCTGTTGACAGGTCTTTAAGTACACGAACAAACGCATAGGCATCACATTTTTGTTTGACGTTAAACGCTGCAATACTACATTCGTAGTGTGGCAAGGGTGTAACTGTTGTTTGTTTTGTCTTAACATCAATACGCTTATCACCTACCATTATATCATAGTCGTAGGTATTATTCCATTGACCACCTAAAACTTTCAAAGATATTTGTTCTCCAATAAATCCAGCTATGTTACCAGCCCCATTGAGAATAGAGTTATTTAGCTTACCCATTTCAATTGCTTTATTGTTAGCGGCTGCAATCATGTCCTCTGTTATCTCTACTTTAATCATCCTGAATACCTCGCTGTCA